AGTCTAAGGGAGGTTTCTGGATGGGTATGACAGTAGCTTCATTAGTCGGTGGGTTTATTACATTCATCACTACACATTGGGTTGGTAAATGAGAGAACTTACAGTAGGTGAGAACCTAACAGCAGGAACAAGCAACACAGTCTATACAGTCCCTAAAGGCTGTAAGGCTATTGCTACATTGTTAATGATTTCAAATTATGGTGGTAGTTCTAAATCAGTAACTGCAGCATGGTACGACAAATCAGATAACGAATCTGTTACAATCGTAGGCGGACATTCTATTAGCTCAGGTAGTTATTTAATGTTTAGTCAAGGTCGTATGGTAATGGACGAGTACGATGAACTACGCATTACACCAGAATCAGGTAGTTCTTTCTCAGTAATCTTTACTGTAGAAATTCATCAAAACACAGCTTATCAGAACGGGAGTTAACAATGCCATTGAAAAAAGGTAAATCACAAAAGACTATTTCCTCTAACATTAGTACTCTTGTTAAAGAAGGTAGACCACAGAAACAAGCTATTGCTATCGCTATGAGTAAAGCAGGTAAGTCTATGCCGCAGCGTGGTGGCCGTACTATGCGAAACAGAGCTGCAAGAGGTCGCTAATGAAACAGGGCCTTTATGCCAATATCCATGCCAAGCGTAAAAGGATAGCTCAAGGATCTGGCGAGAAGATGCGTAAGCCTGGCACTGCAGGTGCTCCTACAGCTAAAGCATTTAAACAAGCTGCTAAGACAGCAAGGAAAACAAAATGAAGAAAGATTCGAGGTTAGAACGTGCTGGAGTTACTGGTTATAACAAGCCTAAACGTACCCCTAGTCATCCTACTAAGTCACACGTGGTGGTTGCTAAATCTGGAGACCAGGTAAAGACTATTCGCTTTGGTCAGCAAGGCGTTAAAGGTGCAGGAGCTAATCCCACCACTGCTAGAGAGAAAGCACGTAAGAAAAGCTTTGAAGCACGTCATGCTAAGAACATTGCTAAAGGCCCAATGAGTGCTGCATACTGGGCAGACAAGGTGAAATGGTGAATCCATTATTGATATTAGAACTTGGTGCTAAACTACTTGACAAGATAATTCCAGACAAAGATGCTAGAGATAAAGCACAAGCTGAACTCCTCAAAGCAGCTCAAGACAATGACTTCCAGCTTGCACTGGCACAGATCAGAGTCAACGAAGAGGAAGCTAAGTCAGAGAGTTTATTTAAGTCAGGATGGAGACCTGCGATTGGTTGGGTATGTACCTTCGGATTGGTATATAACTTTATCGTATATCCTTTCCTATTATGGCTAGTAGCTATAACAGGCTCTAGCATTCACCCACCTGCTTTAATATCAGACATCCTAATGGAACTGGTTTTTGCTTTATTGGGTTTAGGAACACTTAGAACATACGAGAAAGTTAAGGGAATACGATGACTTTTAAGTTAGGACAAAGATCTAAAGAAAGACTGCAAGGAGTCGATCATAGGCTCGTTATGGTGGTGGAAAAGGCTATTACATTAACCACTGTTGATTTCACTATCCTAGAGGGTTTAAGAACGCCTGAAAGGCAACAACAGCTAGTCAATGATGGTTTCAGTAAGACCCTAAAATCTAAGCATCTAACAGGCCATGCGGTGGACCTAGGTGCATTAGTAGATGGTAAAGTGTCTTGGGATAAAGAGCCATACTTTGAGATCGCTAAAGCTATGAAACAGGCTGCTAAAGACCTAGAAGTTAACATCCGTTGGGGTGGTGATTTTAAGTCTTTCTTTGATGGCCCTCATTTTGAATTAGTTTAAAAATTACTTGACAAACCACTGAAAGTATGGTATAATAAAGGTTAACTATGACATATTTAGAACTAGTAAACAGCGTACTAATTAGGCTCAGGGAAGGGGAAGTATCCTCTGTCTCTGATAACGACTATTCTAAGCTTATTGGTGAGTTTGTCAATGATGCTAAGCGTAACGTAGAAGATGCTTACAACTGGAATGCTCTCACTGAGACACTATCTGCTCAGACTGCTAACGGTGTATTCAACTATGTGTTAGTAGGTAGTAAAACTAGATTTAGAGTATTAAGTGTTATTAATGATACCTCTAACTGGTTCATGGGTTATAAGACTGGTCTTGAAATGGACGACCTCTATCTCAATCAGTCTGTGTTAACAGGTGCTCCACGTTACTATAACTTCAACGGTGTTGACAATAATGGTGACACACAAGTAGATGTATGGCCAAAGCCTGATGGTGTTTATGACTTACGGTTTAACTTAATCATCCCACAGGAAAAGTTAACAGCTAACTCTACTAAATTATTAGTACCTGCTGAACCAGTGATTCAATTAGCTTATGCTAAAGCAATCGCTGAGCGTGGTGAAGATGCTGGCTTTGCTGCTAGTGAAGCCTATGCTTTGTATAAACAATCTTTGACTGATCATATTTCAATTGAAGCTGGTCATTATCAAGAAGAATATTTATGGTATCCTAGCTAATGGCTGAACAGTTACTAACTGGTTCTATTGCAGCACCAGGCTTCTTTGGTCTCAATACCCAAGACTCATCAATTCAGTTAAACAGTGGCTTTGCTTTAGAAGCCTTTAACTGCGTTATTGATAAGTTTGGTCGTATTGGCGCACGTAAAGGGTGGACAAAGGTTAACACATCTGCAGCATCTACAGGTAACTTTAGAGCTATTTTTGAGCTGATTAAAGATGATGGTAATACTGTCATTAGTGCTGCTAACAATAAGATATATACTGGTACTACAACATTGACAGAAGCTGTTGTACGTAATAGTGACGACACTGCTAATCTAACATACACTATCACTGATGATAACTGGCAGATAGCAGGTATGCCTTATGACACAGGTGCTACTCCTTCTGGCCATGCTATCTTGGTTCAAGAAGGACATCCTACTCTTGTATATCATAAGTTAGGTTCTACACCTCATGCTCATACAGGTGATTATGGCTTCCAGAGATTAGGGGATATTGCTAATTTACCTACAGGATATACAGTTACAGACTTTACTCCTAACTGTATTCTAACTGCTTATGGGCGTACATGGGTAGCAGATATTGCAGGAGATAGACAGACAGTATATTTCTCTGATTTATTAGACCCAACAGAGTGGAAAGTAGGTACATCAGGTTATTTAAATATTGCTGAAGTTGTTCCTAACAATGATCCTATTGTTGGCTTAGCTGCTCATAATGGATTCTTGATTATCTTCTGTGAACGACACATCATTATTTATTCTAATCCTCAAGATCCTGCAGCTTTAACACTTCAAGATACTATTGTTGGTGTTGGTTGTATTGCTAGAGATACTATTCAGTCTATTGGAACTGATTTATTCTTCTTGTCTCAAACAGGCGTACAATCATTACAACGTGTGATTCAAGAGAAGTCTGTACCTTTTAGAGACGTATCAAAGAATGTTCGTGATGAATTGATTGGATATGTTAACAGTGAAACAATTAAATATATTAAAGCAGTTTACTTCCCAACAGATGCTTTCTATTTGTTGGCGTTACCTTCCACTGGTTTTACTTATTGCTTTGATACACGTGGTGTCTTAGAGAACGGTGGTGCTAGAGTAACTATCTGGAAAGATATTAAACCAACAGCTTTCTGTGTTACTAAAGACAAAGATTTGCTAATTGGAAAACAAGGTTACATTGGTGAGTACAGGGGCTACCAAGACAATGGTGTTACATATCGTTTGTCTTACTTTACTAACTACTTTGACTTTGATTCCCCTGCTACAGTTAAGATGTTAAAGAAAGTTAATCTTGTAGCTATTGGTGGTTCAGCTCAGGCTGTATCATTCAAGTGGGGGTTTGATTACACAAGTAACTATCGTTCACAAGTAGTTAACCTAGATACACTAACAGTTTATGAATACGGTACAGCTGAGTACGGTATTGCAGAATACTCTAACGGTATTGCTCTTGACAATGCACAAGTTAATGCAGGTGGTTCAGGCAAAGTAGTACAGTTAGGATTTGAAGCAGATATTAATAATGCTCCACTTTCTATCCAAAAAATTGACTTCGGTTTGAAACCAGGCAAGACATTAATCTAAGGAAACATCATGTCTAATTACGTAAAAGCCACGAACTTTGCGACTAAAGATACACTACCTTCTGGTAACGCAGGTAAGATTGTTAAAGGTACTGAGCTTGATGACGAGTTCAATGCTATTGCTTCTGCTATCTCTTCTAAAGCAGATACAGCAAGTCCTGCATTTACAGGAACACCAACATCACCAACAGCTACTTTTGGTACTAACACCACACAACTAGCAACAACAGCTTTTGTTCAAGCTGCTTTACAAGCTTTACATCCTGTTGGTTCTATTTACATTAATGCTTCTAATTCAGCAAATCCTGGTACATTGTTAGGTTTTGGTACATGGGTTGCCTTTGGTGCAGGTAGAACATTAGTTAGTTTAGACGCTTCTAATGCTGCTTTTGATACAGCAGAAGAGACTGGTGGTTCTGCTAACGCTATTGTAGTATCTCATACACATACATTCTCTGGATCAGGCACAGCAGCTTCAGCTGGTTCACACCAACACAGACATCAAGCAGGTCCTCATACAGTTAACTGGCAGGGTTATTCAGAAGCATATGGTAACTTTGGTGGTGGTACTCCTGATGACGGTGGTTTCATTTACAAGACAGAAGCAGATGGTGCTCATACCCACTCAGTTTCAGTAAGCGGTACTTCTGATTCATCTGGTTCTAGTGGTACTAATGCAAACTTGCCGCCATATATTGTTGTTTATATGTGGAAACGTACAGCTTGATAAAAGTACCAGTAGTTAACAGACAAGATTATGTAATGTACCTGGAGCTGTATGCAGGTATGTTATGGTTTCACACAGATGTTCATAAGTGGAACAAAGAA